TAGTTGATTTACGCTATAAACTGTTTCGTTACTTGTTAATCTAAATAAACCTTGTGCGCTTGTAAGGTCAGCGCTTACACCGGATCTAGTTTTTCGCAGCGCCGGCCATATTTCAAGATCCGCAGCGCTACCTGTTCCTGTGTAATCAGATAATACTTTATGCAACGTGCTATCTAAGCCAGTGCCTAAACCTATGAAGTCTCCGGCCTTTAAAGTGTTTCCATTACTAACCGTAGCCGATACTGTTTCATCGCCGGCGTTACCTGTTATAGTCGCCGCCGTAGCAGTCCCTCTGATTGAGTTACTTATAGGATCGCTAAGTAAAAACGTGCCGTGGCGACCGCGTAAAGATAGTAACCAAGCTACCCAAGCCTCCGCATCGTCGCGGCGCATAGGTTTTAGTTGTACGTCTATTTCCCACTGCTGACCGCTATAGGTATGCGTCTGCCCTGCAAACGTAAACGGTGACTGGCTATAAGCGACCGCGTTAACCGCGCGAAACTCAACCGATCTTATAGTCGTCTGGTTAGGTAAGCTTAGTGGATATGATATAGCCATTAGGTAAATGCTCTTCCGTAACTACCGCCACGGCGCTTACTATCAGCCACCGCCGACTTTGCCGTTTCCGCTATCTGCGGTAGTAAAGTTTTTATTTCGTTACGAACCGTCTGCTGCACGCCGGTAGTAATATTTATAGTTTGATTTACCGTTACGCCGTCGCCGCTACCACCGACCGCAGCCTTAGACTGTGGCACAGATAAGATACGACCAGAGGTAGACGGTACAAATAGCTCTCGACCGTGTTCCCCAACCATAGTGGGCTGACCGGCATATACTGCGCCACCGGCTGCGTTTCCGGTTGTGGCAGTAGGGTTTCCGGAACTAACTCCTATAAAACCCATCGCAGCATTAACTAAACGTTGTACCACTAGAACGCGGTATAACTCACGGATAACAGCCTGTGCCGAGGATTTTAATACGTCCTTAAAGGAACTAGCGCCATCTAGGGCAGCCATAAATGTATCTTCAAAAGCGCTTTCTAAAGTTCCGGCAACACTCTCCAAATCTTTAAAATCGCCAGATAAACCTACGACTGCACCACGTAACTTTTCCACACCAATCGCCCCTGTTGCAACACCTTCAGTAACTATAACTTTAATTGGTTCAACTTCTGCTAGCCCCAGAAGTTTTTTAAGCGCATTTATTTGATCGCGTAAGGTTTCAAAACGCTCTAGCTCTGCCCTCATCGTCTGTTCTAAAACCTGTATCTGCTGCTTACGCGCCAAAATCATGGTTTCGTTTTCAAGCCGTTCTGCGGTCGCTAAACTCTTCTTATATCTAGTCAGTGCAACATTACCGGCAGACAGGCGCGTCATGGATGCGTCTAATTCGGCGGTCAGTTTTGCTAGTTTACTTCTATCGGTCTCCACGTTGAATATTTCCGCGAAACCTAACGCTGCGGTCATAAAAAACTTAGAAGCCGCAGTACTCATTTGACCCATAATCTCTTCAAATTCTAGGCGTAAATGACCGGCGTCGCGAACTAAATCAGCGCTTAGAACTACACCTAACTGGTCGGCCTTATCTCTAAGTACGTCCATCGCGTCGCCGTTATTAAGAAGCAGGGGCGTTAGTACGGTTGCGTCGTTTGCTAATGCTTCCATAAAGAACGTTAGCTGCTGCTGATTAACGCCGGCTTGTTCTAAGGTCTTAACGTATAACCCTAAAGCTTGGTCTGAGCTAAGACCGCGAAACGCGTCGGCTGTTATGCCAACTTTAGGCGCAATGTTTTCAAAGAAGTCTGCTAGCGGCCCTGCGCCAGTAATTAAAAAATCACCGAATTTATCGTTAACGTCTTTTAAAATATCGGCTACTTTATCCTGTTCGACGCCCACCGTTTTTGCCGCGAACGCAAAACGCTGAAAGTCCTCGACGTTAGTGCCGGCTAAACGTGATAGGTTAGTTAGCTCTTTAGCTAAACGTGTAGCGTTATCTATTTGCCTCGTTAAACCGGCTGTAAGCACACCGGCAGAAAGCACGCCTCCGAACCTATTAAAAATATCAGTTAAACCGTTCATAGCTTTAGTGGTTTTACTTAGGTCTTTCGTACTCTTTTTAGCGAACCGTTCAACGCGCTTTTGCGCTCTATCCATAGCGCGAGTAAACTGCTTATCGCGCGCCGATAAAATAACATTTAACTCTTGTGCTGTAATAGCCATTTAACCGTACCTTAACGCTAAGTCTTGCGCTTCCTCTAAGCTAGGCGCGCTTTTACCGGCCTTCTTAGAAGTGTGCGCTCTCTGCCAACCCTCAAAAACGTCAAACGTATCTTTAGGTGTCAAGTTTCGTATTTCCTCCGGTTTTAAACCGGCGACAATGCCATTCTTTATTAACTCACGGACTTTAAACTCTCGTGGCGTGGGCTCTTTTCTTTTTTTTTATCTATATCTGCTAGGGCGTCGGGCATAAACGCGACCCCTAAAACCGCCTGTGCAATAGCATAGAAGGTTAATAATTCTGACGGACCGGCGTTCTCAACTATCCGGTCTGCCTCATCGTCTTTTTTACCGCCGCCGACTAAAGCTAGCGCAAGAAGGTCTTTTACTTCTTTGCTAGTAGGTTTTGCACTACGCCCAAAGAAACCATCCCAGACGTCAAAAATACCACGGTGCTGATCTTCAAATCTTTCTATCTCGCGGTTACGTAGTAAAAAAACGTAAGAGGCATCACCGATTGTCTCGGTAACACCTCCTCGTGGAGCGACAGCGGTTATAGCCATTAAGCAGCCGTGAACGTTATAGTGCCGGTAGATTCCATAGACGCGCTAAACGTAACACCGCCTTCTGTTTCTCCGCCGAACTCTAAACTAGTTACCCTAAAAGCGCCGGCGTAAGTTCCAAAATCGGGAACGACCAGCTGAAAATTACCGGAGCTATCGGCTGCCATAGCAACCGTATTTAATCTAGCCTCTGCCGTTTCGTCTAGGAATACGCCGTCCGCACTTAAAGCTACAGTTTTTAGTCCACCTAAACTTGCCGCAAATAGCGCACCTCCAGGACTAGACGCATCAGGTGTTGTAACGTCTATCGCAGAGTTATTTATTGTTAAAGTTTTACTATTTATTCCTGCAAGCGCCGAGAATGTTTCAGACCCACCTCCGTCGCCAATTTTTAGGAGCATCGCCCTGCCGAGTTGCTTTGCCATTTTGTTTCCTTCCAGTTAGGCTTGTTGCATCATAGCTGTGAAAAGTACCGAAGCCCTGTGGCCTCGGTCGTCAGCATTTTTGGTAACGCTGTAACTTTCGCAGCGCAGTTCAATCAGGCTAAACCCAGTCAACGAGACCGCGCTTTCCTGTCGGTGTAGAGCCAGTCGCACAGCTTCCGCTATTTGAGCGCACTCAACGCGTCCGGTCGTTTGAGAGAACGCCTCGACATTCATACTAACTTCCGCACTTATATCGCCATCCGTATCGTCCGAAGACGGCGTTATATTTCCAAATCTTATAAAAGGGTAAGTCACCGGTGTAGGTGGCTCGTCGTATATTCTAGTCGAAACGATTGCGGTAGTAGCATTATTAGCCGCTAACGTTGCGCGCACACCTTTTTGTAGCTCTAAGGCAAAACTATTACTCATGCTAAACCTACTTCTTTCGCTGCTTTACTCATAGCGCGCCGGATACGACCTTTGTGTTTCGGCCCTATGATTGATTGGGTGCGCCGCATAAATGGATTAGCTTCTGTAAACCCAGAAAACTTTTTTCCGGTTCTGCGAGGATACCTACGTGTGCGTGTGTACCTTCGTCCAAATTCTATCGAGAGCGCTTTTATTTGGCTAGCGGCATCAGGCGGCGCAGCCTCTATTGAAGCCGCAATATGAAAACCCTTCGTGCGTGTTCCGCGATCAATTAGTATTTTTCTATGTATGCCATTTACAAGGTCACCGCTATCTCGCGGCGCTAAAGTTTTAGCTAACCTAAGACCCTCGTTAGTGGACTTACGAATAGCATCAAAAATATACTTACGTTGCTTCATAGTTAGGTCGCGGAGCGCTTTCTGCGTCCCTTTAAATACCACCCTCAAGCAGCAACACCTTTTTCTAATAAAAACTCCGTTATTTCGTTTTTGTTTGTAGGGCTAATAATTGATTTTATAGCCCACGTAGTATTCCTGGCAATTACTCTATCTGACAAAGTAATCGTTAAAACGCTGCTATCGGTTCTAACCTTCATACGTGCTACCGCCACATCCTCGAACGCGCCAGTGTCATCTTGCATACTACCCATACGCTCTACGAGGTGGGCAA